AGGCACCGCCGAAAGTATTACGCGCAGCCGCAGCAGAGCCGCCAAACTCTTCGCCAAGCTCTCTAAGAATGATCTTCTGGGCCTCGGCTACGTGACCGGTTTCCGCTAGCTTCTTAATTACTTCTTTTTGTGATTCAGTGAAAGACACGCCGATTTTCTGTAGAGCGGTGACGCCTTTGACCGGATCGTTTAAAGCTTTACCGACCTGCACGGCCGAGGTCTGCAAGTCTTGCCCCATCTTCGCCGACAGGTCTACGATAGCCTGCGTAGCGGCCGGGAATACTTCTTTGTGTATCTTGGTGAAAGTGAGCAGCACCCCTTCCATAGATACTACGGCGTCATCATCTACGCTCGTCATTTTCTTTATCGAGTCAGCCAGGCTAACCACTTGTTGCTCAGTGACACCAGCGGCGCCACCAGTGGAATTAAGACTGGCCCGTACTTGAGCCAGTCCTTTCTCTGATTCATCAATTTGGCTTGAAAGCTCTTTCAGCCCCGAGATCGCGGCAGTGACAACCAAACCAGCAGTAACCGCATTGCCGAAACCCTTAAAGGCCGCCGCCCCCTTTTCCATGGAGGCGGAGATCTTTTTCATCTCTTTTTCGCTTGTGTCAGACGCTTTTTTAAAGTCGTCCATGAACTTAGCAACGTTCGTTACTAGATCAAATTCTACAGAAGCGACTTTTACAGCCATTTGGTATCTTCCTCTAATTTCACGCCTAGCCAGCCTGCGAAGGCGGTAGCTATTCGTGCTTGCTCTCTTCTTTGGTACTCTTCGGTCTGTCTTTCTAAATACGCTTCGTAAAGCTCCCAAGGAGTCGGCAAGATTTCGGAGGCTTTCAGGTCTGGTAGCTTTGGATGCAGTCTCCGCACTTCTTGGATCAAAGCTTTGAAGCGCTGATCCATTCGATGATCACCGGTTGGCTCACCCGCGAAAAATGCACGCCAAACCTCAACCTCGTCCGGCGTGCACCTAGCCTCTAGCTCTCTTGTGCTGGCGCATCCGAGGGCGAGCATAACTCGGTAGAGTTCTCTAACTTCGCCGTCAATGCTTGCTGCTTTTTTCGCTCTTCAACTTCCGCTAAATGCTGGTCGCGCTTTATTATTTGCTCTTGCGACAAAGGCGAAACCAAGAACACGCACTGAACAATTTCCGCATACACATCTACGGGCCACTTTAGAATAGTTTGATAGACCTCATCGAGCGTCTTCCCGGCGAATACTAGATCGTCGTTTTCGTCTGCTAGTGTTTCTTTCAAGTAAGCACAATCAGGCGCCTTAAACGAGTCCTGCATAACTCTTATGACTTCCAGCCGCGCTAGATCTTCGTCGCCTTCTTCCTCTTCTTCCTTGGGAGCCTTCTTGGCCTTGGTCTTCTTGGCAGACTTTTCTTCCTTCTCCGGCTTTTCCGCCTTGGCGTCGCCCTTGCCGATGAAGTAACCGTCTTCGTTCTTCTTGATGTTGAGCCCCTTGTCCTTCGACAGACGGCTCGGCACTTGGATGTTGATGGTGGACTTCATGGCGTCCTCCCCGCGTTCGGGGAACCGTTCCACCAGCTTGGCCAGGATGGTCTTCTTGTCGATGGGGTTCTTGGCCGTGGCTTCCTTTAGAAACTCCACGATGGACGCGATGACGCCGGGGCCCTTGTCTTCCTTGGCCTTCTTCGCCGGCTTGTCCTTGGCGGGCTTCGCCTTGGCCTTTTCCTTCTTGGCGGGCTTTTCGTCTTCGGCGGGGACATCGTCTTCGATGTCGATGTCGTCCCCGGCTTCGTTCGCCTTGGTAAGGAGCTTCAGGGTGGTGGCGTCGTCCTTTTCCAACTTGGTGTCTTCGTCGACCAGTTCGTCGATCTTCTTGAGCTTACCGAGGAGCTTCGCGGCCGTCCACTTGCCGGCCATTGCGGCGCCCAGCGCCACGAGGAGGGACACGGCTGCACTTCGATTGATCTTCACTTGTACTCTCCACAACTGGGGGAACTTGGTTGGCACACCGTTTGTGCCTGCTTCGACCGTAATATCGGGTCAACGGTCCACCCAACCACAAAAATCTGCCCGGTTGGGGAAATTTTTCTAAAAAACCGACCGGACCGCCGGGTTTCCGATGTCCAAGCACCCGGCCACGTACACGCACCGGGATACGTTAAATTCACTTTCCCGGAGGACAATCCAATTAAGACGGTAAATGCCGTCCTCCTTTTCGTCCCGGGTCTGGTTAATCCCGCACATACCCGTCACGTGGGCCATCTTCTTCTTCAGCTCGCTAAAATGGGACTGGTCCAACGTGTCCGCTTTATAGGACGCGGAATTGGCTTGGGTTGCCGTGATGACGCAGCAATGCTGGGCTTGGGACAGGGCCCGTAATTTCATCCACGTCTTGTTAATGGCGTCCTGACTTTGCAGGTTGCCGGGCGGTGGGGCCAAGATGTCCGCGTAGTCGATGACAATCACATCCGGCGCCCAACCGTCACGCTCCCACGTTTTGAGAATGGAAGAAATCCCGTTGACACTGAGCGTGTCCGCGGGATGGGTTGATAATCGGAGGAGTGTCTGCTTGGTCTTGGTCTTGGCGAGTACCGCTTCACAGGCCTTGAACCCGTCCTGCCACGACAGGGCTTCCTTGAACACCCGTTCCTCTGCAGTCACCACGGCCCACCGCTCATCCGGGTCGTGGTCGATTTTCATAGGGTAACGGATGGTCTTAGGAACAAACGGTCGTTTTGCCGCCCGTTTCTGGAAGCGCCGCATCATCTGGTTCTGGCTCAAGTCCCCCACGGAGAAGAATGCCACCCGCCGCCGCTGAAGCATCGCCCGCCACGCGATATCCAGTAGAATCCAACTCTTCCCCCGTTTCTCCGGGCCCATGAACGAAATGAACGCATCCCGTTCCAAGGCGTCACGAAAGAACTTCCCCAGTGCCCCGGGATACGTGATCAGAGGTTCTGACTTGGACTCGAAGGCCTGCTGCATCGCCACTTGGTCACGGAGGACATCCACCCCCATCCCGGAACCGAGCTCCACGTGGTTGAACCCGTTGACACGGCTTAGGGCTTCCTTCAGTCTTCCTTGGTCGATGTCTCCTTGCAAGGTCTCGGACAACTGGAGCAGGTTCACACGATTGAAGTGATCCGATGCCAAGTCCACAATGAACTGACTGTTCTGTTCCTTGCGGAGCCGGGCATACTCCCCCGACAAGGACGACAAGAACCGCTCCACCGCGGCAATCGTTTCCTTGTCCTTGTTCCGGGAGGCCCAGCTTTCGAACATCCCTTCGATGTTCTTACCGGGGGCCTTCTCGTACTGAGTATAATACTGATTGCACCAGCCGCCGATCAGGTTGGACCACTTGGATTTGAACCGTCCCTCCTTGGTCCACACGGACGCGACATGACCGAGCACAATCGGGTCAACGATCATGCCGGTCAGAATGCGTCGTTCATCCCCGCCGTTGCGTCGTTCAGTTTTCATATGTTGTGGTCACTCCCGTGGCACTGTCGAAAACGTAGTAGGATAGGGCTTGACGGGACCTACACCGCACAAGGAGCGTCCGCCCAGTCCCTTGTCCCGTCGTGCACAATTTCGTTCGACTGGGGGTTGATTTGTGGGACAAGAGAACGCAAGGCTTTGAAGTCTATTGTCGCGTCACCCCGTGTCTTCCACTGGTCCTCTGTAATGTTCATTCCACATACAGGACAAACCGGTTCCCACACGACAGAGGGCAGGTCCGAATACATCCCAACCCATGCGTCAGAGAATGGATTACGTTGTTGTTCGAAGTCCGACATCATAGACTGCAAAGCTTCTTCCCGTGTGGGGTGTGGTCCGTCGGCGACCAGCGTAACATCGTCCCAAGCGTACCAACCGGCGGCCTCGACACCGTGCTGTTTTGGAATGCTGGGACTGCAGGGTAGCCAGTACAGGTAGATCATTTCCATTCCTAATAAAGAAACACGATCCGACCAACCACATCCCGGCGAAAGAAGAAAAGCTTCCCAGCCGACATCGTATAACCTTCCACAACCCGATCGGCGTCCTCGATGCTGTTGAAGGAAACAGCCGGCGTCTCTTCCGTGTTCAGTAACCCGCTATAACCGTTGATGAGTTCGATGGGGACTCCCACGGATTGACTAACAGCGAGCAGAGTTTGTTGCTGGTCCCGTGTCATTCCATAACCTCCACCAGTTTGTCCCACCGCCCCGGTTCCCCACAATAATCGTCAGACCACCCTCGACCAAGGGCTTGGAATTTTTTGTGATCCCTTTTCAAGGCCATGGACCGTAAGTTCCCCGACCAGCCCTCCCAGTTCTCCACGGACTTGTTAATAGTCTCGAACCACGTTCGTACAAACGTCTTCTGACTAGGAATGGACCCCTTCAATTCCTTGGCGAGCCGTAGGACCCCAGTCGGTACGTCGGCCCGCTTGGTCACGGTCAACAGGGCTTTCCAGAACAGGTCGTACTCCAGCACAGAATCTTGGATGGCGTCGAGGAGCTGCGTCTTCGTTCCCTTGGGCCAGTGAAGATGTTTCAGCTCATCATAGAGAGCCTTGGTGATCGTGTCATACTCTTTGTGTTCCTTTGGACTGGACGACGTGAACTGATTTTCTGACTGGTGTTTCAGGTTGTCGAACTTACGTCGAAAGGAACCGGCACTCAAGGCAACGGAGACATACTTCTGACGAGCTTTGTCACAGTACCATTTCAACACGGACTTGATAATGGCTTTCTTGTTGGTCTTCCTTAGGATACGAAATTCATTGGACCACTTCTTGATACTAACTGGTCTTGTGACTAGATTTTTGGACTGAAGGGTTTCTTTCAGTTTGGTAGCACAGTCCACGTCAAACTTTGATGGTGTTGATTGTGATGTTGTTTCCGGAACAAGTTCGTCAAAGAATGGCATAGTTTGATCTTCCTCAAAACCGTCGTCGCCCGCAGGGCGCGACAGTGTTTTTTGTTTTACTATAGTTTTACTATAAGTGGCCTCCACTATTTCACCCTGACCCCCTCCACTATTTCGCCCCGACCCCTCCACTATATCACCCCCCTCCGGGGGAAATAGTGGACCCCCTGTCCGGTCTAAAAGTGGGGTCAGTTGACGTAGAATCCCGACTTTTCTCCACAGAAGGAGACCCAATTTTACGAATCTAGAAACACCACTTTTCACATGATCCGGGCTTGATTGGATCGTTTCTGCTAGCTGGTTATTTGTCGCATAGCAGTATCCTGTAGACTGGGATAGTCCACAGATCAGGCAAAAGAGGACACGTTCCATGGGGGATAAGTTCCCCATCAATGGGGCTGTGAACGACGCGGAAGGGAGCCAGATACCTCCAGAGTCGGTGTCATCTTCCAAGACAATAAGCGGAATGATCTGGCGTCTATCATCTACTGTTTGACATTCGATAACGTCCATATCCAAGAGTCGGGCCACCATGTTACTCACCGAATTTGGACTGGAGCCGAGTGCAGCCGCCAGCCAAGCGTTCGTCGCGTAGCAGTGTCCTTTGGATTTGGAAAGTCCGTAGATCAAACAATAGAGGACTCGACCCGCGTGGGACAGGTCAACCATCAACGGCAAAGTGAAAGCCGTACTGGGGAGCCAGATACCTTTGAAGGACTTGTCACTCTTCTTCACTGTCCCTCTCCTCCAAGACGACAAGAGGGGACAGACGTCTTTTATTCCGAACAACACGACACGAAAGAACTCCCTTGCTTTTGAGCTCGGCTACCATGTCCCCAATCGAAGTCGGGCTACAATTGAGGGCCTTGGCCATCCAAGCATTCGTCGAACGGCAATACCCTTTAGTTTTCGCCAAACCATAGATCAAACAATAGAGGACCTGCTCCCCGTGGGTCAGGTGGTGCAAGGGGGCGTCTGGTGTCGTGTAAGACGAGAAGGGAATCCAGACACCTTCCCAGTTTCGTTCTTCTTCGTGCATGTCATCTATCCAAGAAGGATCGCAGGTATCTCGTTTCCCGCTTGGTGGCACAGCCAGCGTCCTTGCTGTCGAGGACCACGTTAACCGTTTCGCCCGGGAACGGTTCCAGTTCGTCACACAAGGCGCGGGCCCTGCGCTGGGCGTCCTCGCTGCTGTCAAAGCAAATAACCCGTAAAGGGTATTTGGCTAGGTGTAGGGCTTGGGACCGGGAGAAGCCCACCCCACACGTACACACAGCCCCGGGACCGGTGCGGAACACGTCGAAGGGTCCCTCGTGGGCTACACAAGCATGCCGACAGTAATCCTCCCCGAATAGAAGACTCTTATGGGGAATAGATTCCTGCTCCGTCCCAGCGGAGAGATACCGTGTCCCTTCATCGGATAGAGACCGGGTCGTCCATGACACGACTTTGCCATGGTACGTGATGGGGATAAAGATACGCCACCCAAGGAAAGCATGAACCCCAATTCCTTGGAGGTTCCATAGTCGCTTCATTTCCTTGACGTTTAACCCACGGCCTCGGAGGTAGTCCCGGTGAACCCGCATCAAGGGGACCACCCCGGAGGGGAGTTTCAACGTCCCCGTGTGTTCGACCCGTTCCTCGTAGCGGGGTCGCTCTACGTCTCGGAGGAGGTGTTTGACAGCGGACGGGGTTCGTCCAGATATTTCGGCTAACGTCTCAGCGAGATTATGAGGACCACAAATCCAGCAGTTGACGTAGCCCCCACGGGTATTAAGACCCATGTGATATTTAGATGTGGACGCCCCGCAGAAGGGACAGTCGAAATTGATCCAACCATCACGTGTATGGTGATGACCTTCGGGGGCCATGGGGACATTCAAGTCTGAAAGCAGTTCTCGAAAGTCCATACGAAACTCATCCTTACAAGGCGGTAGACTCCCCCGCTACCGCTTCGGGACATATCGCCGGACGCTATTGGGTGGTATTAGTTGATCTTGCGCATGGGACACCTCCTGTTCTGTTGGGGGACAAGTCCTTGGGGGACTAGCTACTTAAATATCGGATGAGACCGTCTACCGGTTGTCATGTCGTACTGAGTCACGGTTGTGGCTCCTTCATTGCGGCCATCGCTTCGAGCACGGCAGCATCGTAATCTTCAAGCCACTCACAGAGTCGACCATGACCGCGAATCTCTGACCACGGTACAGGATCGCCATTGAGATGCAGACCGTAGACGCCTTTCGATTCGTCGATCAGGTCCTCAACAGCCATCAGGCCGACGCGAGCGACGTTCAGTTCAGCCCGCAGCCGGAGCACCTCATCCGCCATCGCGTCGGAGATGCTTTCGCCTACATTTCCCGGCTTCCCGCATCGCTCCCATGCTACATGAGTCGCGTTCATCACGGACGTTGCGGACTCTTTCCAGTCGAGAAGCCGGGTACGATCTGAAATGCACTCTCGAAAACGCTTGCCGATCTCGTCTCGCACATCCCGCAGCCGGTCACGTTCGGCGGTCACGTCGGCGAGTTGCTGACGGAGCGACTCGCTCTCTGCGCGGAACGCATCCAGCATCTTGTCAACACCACCGTGCCAACCGACGCCAATGAGACGGCCCTCGGCCTCACCGCACTTACGGGATAGCTCCTCGACCAGTTGGAGATTCTTGACGGCTTCGGCCCGCAGTTCAGCCAGTTCCTTCAACGCTGCTGGATAGTGATTGCAGGCTTCGATGATGTAGGCGTGGTTCTGCGAGCTGTCTTCGCGATCACTCATCCATGCGATCGCATCGCAGATGTCGTCTTCATAGATCGAAACGCACCTACCGACAGGACCGTTTCCGTTCTCGTCCAGTTGCGAGCAGTCAACCTGTTGATACCACGGCATTGGCGTCGCGGCCTGTGCCAGTTCCAGGCCGCGAGTGATGTCGGCGGTTTTGTTGACGTCGGTCATGGTGTGGCCTGTGCTAGCGTCTGGGTGATCTCTTCAACGTGCAAGAGCAACGTCTCCCGCCCCCGACCGTGTGTTCGCCAATTTGCCAAATCACGGGCAAGGTGACACGCGGCGTTCTTGTCCACGGCGTCCACTTCGATGTTGAATCCAACGAAGTAGGCTCGCCAGCGTTTGAGTTCGGTGGTCGTCGGGGTTGGTTCGCGTTTGGGACCTGCCCATTTCGGCTCCTGTCCACTTTCAATCGTTTCACACGTTGTATCAAAGGAAGTTTGGACAGCATGATTGTCCACGTAGACCACAAGAGCCCCACCCCAGAAGAACTCCTCGACCTTTCGCCCGCAAACGGTCTTCTGTCTATCTGGTCTCATGGGGAGTCCTTTGGTTTTGTGTCCGTGTCCACTTGCGTGATATTGAATAGTCGGAAGAACGCGTCGATCCACGTTCTTCGCTTGTTGAGGGCATGTCCATCGTCCCAGATCACATCCCGGGCTTCCATTGAAACAATCTGAGGATGAAAGCAGTGGTTCGGGAATTCCGTGTTTTCGAGGACGTCCCGAATCTCCTTTGGCCCAAGACAGTCGTGATCTACAATCATCAGCGTGACGCGATAAACCTTGGTGACGTTACTCATGTTTTCCTGCTTCGTTTCTCAATCTCGAGGTCCAGTAGGTCCATCAGGTCCCCGCTGTTCGCCGGGACCCCACCGTCCAGCACATTGTCCAGAATCCCTTGCTTGTGCTGGATCAACCGGATAAGGTCGTACTCGATCGTGTCTCGCACGACCAGATAGTAGCACATGACGCCACGTGTTTGACTGATCCGGTGGGCACGTGCTACGGCTTGGTTGACCTCCCCCGGTGTCCATGGGATTTCGATCATCCCCACGGTCCGGCTGGCGGTCAGCGTGTACCCTGTTCCCCCAGCTTGGACGTTGGCCAGAATCAGCTTTGTTTTTGGGGCCTTCTGGAACTTGTCAACGGCTAGTTGCCGCTTCCGCCCTGTAACGGACCCGTCCAAGAGTACGGACCGGGAATGGTAGTGTTCCTGCAGGGGTTTCAGTACCTTCTTGTGGATACCGAAGATGATCAGTTTGTCGTCGGTCTCTTCGAAGAACGTGTCAATCCATTCCTTCACGGCTTGGAGTTTCAGTTCCCCGATCAGACGTCGGAGGTAGCCACGTTTGACCATCCGTTCCGCCCGCATGGCTTTATTAGCCTTCGCCGGGGACTTCTTCTGTAACCATTGGATGAAGTCCTTCTCCGCGTCATCATACTCCTTGCGGTTCTTGATATCCAATAGAACCACGTTATGAGTGATCGGTGGCAGGTCTTTCAGCACGTCTCGTTTCAGACGCCGAATCATCCCCCGCTTCTTCAACCGGGCATGGAGTAGGTCAAGGTTCTTGGCCCCCTTGTATTCCCAGTAGCCGCGGAAGTTCCGTTGCGGGTCACAATACTTCCAAGCGAACCGTTGGAACTTGGAGTAATGCTTGGGCCACAGGATGTGCAAGATGGGGAACAGCTCTGCCGGGCGGTTGGTGAGGGGTGTCCCCGTCAGGGCAATGATATGCGGGACTTCTTTGCACAACGCCGTGACGTTGCGGGACCGTTGGGATTCCGGGTTCTTACAGAAATGGGCCTCGTCGATAATGATGAGGTCTGGTTTGAGCGAAGAGAGGTATTCCCTCCAATCCGCGAGGATGTCGTAGTTGATAATGATGATACGATGTTTGACGAAGATACTACGACGCTTCGGGGGTTTCCGTCCACTGCACACGGCGGCCCGAACTCCAATGTGAGTCAGAGCCTCCCGTTCCCAGTTGTATTTCAGGGACGCCGGACAGATCACAATGCAAAGGGCGTCGTCCCCAAAGTTCCAGTCGAACCACGTCAGGGACTGGAGAGTGTTGTGTGTGACAACGTAGTTCTTCCCAGTCAAGTAAAGGTGCCGTGGATTGTTCACGCTAATGCATTGAGTGGGTTGATTTGGACGTCTGTTAATCCGAACAATACATCGTTTTTTGACGCGTTTAGCCTCAACAGGTTTCCAATTAGTCGCTTTTCTGCTTACATGGAACGGGGATACATCCATTTGGATGAACACAGCAATATCCACTCCCGTATCTCTTGGGTAGGAATGAATGGATGCATACCCACCCAACGAATCTACGAGTTGCTTGACTTGCTTTGCGAGTTTCTTACTCCTTGTATGGTAATTCGATTGATTCTGTCTAGAACAACTTCCATCCGCATCCATCAGTCCACGGAGCAGCTCTAGTCTTTGATCGATCGAAGCTGTCATATAAGACGCTGGAATGGTTTTGAACCGTGACGTAGTTGCTTTTAACCCACACTCCCACCAGTGCTTGAGATGCCCCTTTGGATAGCTAAATCGAACACACCCAGTTGAGGGGCTGTCTACCCGAGTAGGGGTTGGGATTCTTCGAGCTACCTCCTCTATGTCATTATTATTGATAACGACACTTCCACATCCGCTTTTCTTGGTGTAGCATCCGTTGGCGATCAGGAACCCCAGGAAGTAAGGGTCCATTGGCAGTACAGCGTGTGGGTACTGAACCGGACCTTGTCTTGGAATCCAGAACTTAGGCTGTGAACCGGAGTGTGATTTTCCTTGATTGAGAAGTCCGCGGTTTTTTATTTCTTTTGTAGTGAGCGTACGCCACGGCGTTCCATATTTGGCTTGTCGTTTGTTGCCATTTTGATCGTTGACTAGCCATAAGTGGTCCGGGCCAGCATCCGTATAGGACCCGTCACTGAAGTGGACCCGGTAGACTCTCTGACTTTGCTGTGGGAACACTCCTGTGATGAGTGTGGGTGTCCCGTCATCGGAAAAAATGGAGTCCCCCACCTCCAGCTGACCCATAGGGACAAAGCCGTTAGGTGTTGGAATCAGTGATGTCAGGGGCTCCTGCTTGCCCAGCCCCATTTCATCTGCGAGGAGCGAGCGTCCGTCCGCTTTCGAGATCAGTTGGACGCCCTGCTTCTGGTACGGGTAGAGCTTGGTCATGATCTAAGCATTCTGCTCGGATGATAGAAATCCCGTCTGGTCCCGTAAAACCGAAGACTACGCGTTTACCTTGGACAGACAGGACTTTGAGTGTGATGCCCCCAGCAATGACAATTTCTTCATTGGGGCGGCGGGAAAGAACAAGCATAGAACCTCCTAGGACAAGGACGTCCTGTACAGCAATGATGGATAGATAACCCGTGGGAGCCTGACCCTAGACTTTCGATCCCTCGCAGCTTGCACCGCTTCTTCTACAGTTTCGGGTCAGGCTCTGAAGGGGTTGGTGGAATGGAGACGTGGAGAAGCGGTCCGAGAACACACCTCCCCCGCTCGTCCCTCCACCAACCCCTCTCACGGGCCACGTGGCCTAACAGAGGGCTGTCGAGATCTCGGAGAACGCGTTCTCCACACGTTCCTCCTCCCAACCCATCCCGTCCAGATATTGTCGGAGGGTGTACTTCACGTCTTTCCGCCCCTCCTTGTGGACCACACGTTGAAGGTCCCGGGGCGTGTCGAGCACGAGGGACACGATGGCACGGGCATCCTCGGAAACTTCTTCGAGGAATTCCATGAGGGAGAAGGGGTGAACCCGGTCCGCGGTTTCGATGTCTTCGACAGCGTTGTACCGCACGCGGTGTTTCGTTTCCGTGCGGAGCAGTTCCATCAGTTTGAAATTCACCATGTTCCGGACGTAGGTCGGGAACGTACCTTTCTCATGGTCGTACCTATTGTACGCAAGGGTGTAGCCGTAACACCCTTCGGAGAACAGCTCCTCCCGGGTCCCGTAGAGGTCCCCGTATTTCCTGTGGAACTTGTGGACGCAGTCCCAGACCAGCAGCTTGACGTCTTCGAAGCTTTCCTGTGCGAGAAGTTCGCGGGCGGTTGCCATTTTGGCTTCCTTTTCTTGGGGGATGTAGAGGCACTCCCGTTGTGGGAGGGCCCATTGTACGGG